CGTTCTTCAATCTTCGCGCCTGCTACTTCTTGGCCGCTTTCGATTGCTTTTTTGATTGCCGTCTTGTCAGGAACGACTGTTACACGCTCACGCATAAATTCAGCAGGGATTTGCGCTTCATCGAAAACGTCAATTGCTTTAGATTTGCGGAATGAGGCTTTAAAAGTGCCATCATCTGCCTTAATCTCTTTGATTCCGGCGGCAAGCATATTGCGCTCTAAATAGTCTTTCAGGCTTTGATTACGCGCCTTGATAGCCTTGAGTTTCTCGCCCATCTGCTTGATATGTTCTTCAAGCATTTCCGCCGTTGCTTCTTGGTTTTTGATGTAGCCAATCACGGATTGAGCTTTAACATCAAATTGACCGATAACGGCCTCTAGCGTGTCGTTTCGCTCCGCCTCTGTGTCGAAGTGGTAGTCCAAAGCCTCTTGCACGTCGGCGGCACATTGGTAAAGTGTGATATTCATGTAATGTCCTTTTTATAGGCCGTCCGAAAATTCAGACGGCCTGTACTTGGTTAAAATGGGATATCGCTGTCAATATCCTCAACAGGAGCGGCTGGTGTTGCTGGTTGCGGCATTGGTTGGCGTGTCGGTTGAGGCGGTACAGGGCTATTTTTACGCTTGTCGATAAGCGGTTTGTTTGCGATATAAGCCATGATTTTGCCAAGCTGTGCCGGTCGTGTTTCGGCGCGCATGATTTCGCCCGCTGTCAATTCGCTTGAGGCTTCAAACACGCTATACAGGTTCGGTGATGGATTTTCGCGGCCATCTTCATGCACCATCTGAACAACAATGCCAAGCTGTTTACCGTGCAACTTGGTAAAGCAATCACGCATAACTGCTTCTTCTTGCTGTGTTTCGCGGTTGTATTCTTTTACCTGTGCCGGTGTTGGTTCGCCGCTGTCGTGTTCTCGCAAGCAAGCCAAGATTGCGCTCACGGTTCGCAAGCCACCCTCATTCTGTACGCCATTTGAATAGCTGGTGTTGATAAAGAAAGTCGCTTTGCGTTTTTGGTTGTCGATAACAGACAGCTTCAGATTTTCGCTTCGTCCGTTGGCGTTATTGCCAACGTGGAACACTGCCGATTCAATGGTTACAACATATTTGCCTGCCTGGTTGATATAGCCGCCGCGTTGGTCGTAGGCGATTGCGTCTTGCTTATTGAGCTTGTACATCTTGATGTCCTTTCGGTTGGATTTCGTAGTAATTGCAGATTTCTGAATCAATCTGCGCCAAATCGTTATCGATTTGCTGACTTTCAAAAAGTCCCATAGGACTTTTCACGGTGTCGCTGCCGTTGTTTTGGGTTAAAAAGCTGTAATTGCCGTTGACTGCCTGGGTTCTCAAAACAATGGTAAACAAGCCCTCCAGCGTGATTTTTTCGTCAAGCAGTTTGCCGATTGTCTTGGCTTTAGTTTTCCCAAAATCGTCTGTCTGCGTGTGGGAAAGGATGTAAACGCGCTTGTTTCCCGGCAAAGCGTTGGCCGTCTGAAGAATGTCCCATGTGTTTTTTGCGATACGGTTGAACTTCATGAATTGCTCATTGCCTTTGGCTTCAACGGTAACGCCGCGCATAAACTCATTTGCCATGATGTATTGGAAATCATCAATGATGATGATGTCTTTGCTTGTCTTTTGCAGAATCGTGCAGATTTGCTGGGAATCGTCTGTAATGTAGATGTTTCCTGAATCACCCACTTTCTTCAGACTGCCTTTCTCGTCCTTTTCTGCGGCAGGTTTCCAGCCTTTCGGGCGGAATGGCAGAGGCTTTTTAACTGCCTGAATCAGGCAAACTTCTTCAGGGTTAAGGTTTCGCATTGAGGCGGTTTTGCCTGTTCCGCTTTCTCCAAGAATAAAAACCGATACGCTCATTTTTTAATCTCCAAATGATTTTTTCTTTATTGGTTAAGCCGTTGTTTCCCATGCTTTCTTGTTGCTCAAGCTCCTGCATGACTTGGCAATAAAACATTAATTCCTGACACATGATTAGCTTTCCAGCAGCTTGTTGAAATACTTTTCAGCGGCCACTTTTGTCTTGAAAGTTTTCTCGTTGATTTTCTTGCGCTTCACGCCTTTCTTGAGAATCAGCGCGTGAGTGTTTCGGGCGAATGTCTCAACGTCTTGCCAAACGTGCCAAACGCCGTTTTCGTTTCTCATTCGTGCACCGCAGTGTTTGCTGATATGGCTATGGCCTTTTGGTTTGGCTATATAGCAGCCTGTCAAAATGTGTTGCATGGCTTAATCTCCGCGTCTCCCATGACCTTTACTTCGTCCGGCATGGTTTCATACTCTTGTTCAATTTGTGCTTCTTGGCTGATGGTTTCCGGTGCTACCGGCTTCTCTGCTTTGCCGGAAAAGCTACAAGCCGCGATTGTGATTGCTGACACGGCTAAAACTGTGCGAATTGCGTATTTCATTTTTCTGCCTACTGCAAAAGTTGATTGATGTCGAAGATTCCGTATTGCGCGGCAGTCAGTACCGCGCGGCTGTGGTCGGTTTTGCGCTCAAGCCTTGAAACCATCTCATTAAAGTGCCTCAAGAGAATCAGCCGGGCATTGCCTAACATAATGTCAGGGTGCTTCGCTCCGGCGTTACACGGCATGGCCTTGATTTTTGAGTTAAAGGGCAGGGCGATGACCTTTTGCATAAATTCGCGCCTTGCCTGCTTTGCTTCGTCTGTTAGGTATTGGGTTAATGCTTTCATGCCGCTTCCTCCCATTGGTTTGCCAGTTCGTCGATTTTGCTTACTCGCAAATCAGCGTGATTTGATTTAGTTGCCAAAATCAGCGCGTCTTTGATTTCTTCGTTTTCGTACTTGTTGCTACTTAGTTCGATAAATTCCGCGCCGTCTAGCAAGCAAGTCCGCCATTCGCCATCATTCTGCGAGTATTCCAAGTCATCACATTCGATAGCGCATTTGCGAAACTCGTGTGCTTCCTTGATGACGTGTTGCATAATTTGCACGCGGAATTTATTGAAATTCTTTCTGTTGTCATCTTCTCGGCTTTCTTCGATCGCAATTTCTGCGTCTCGTAATTCTTCGCGCCTGTACATCTCGTCCATTCCCCAATCTGGGCGGCTTGTTTCGTAATAAGTCATTTCCTTTTCCTTTTGTTGCGGTATCGGTAGAGGAAGGGGCTTGATGTTTCTCCGTGCCGTTGCCCTTGCTTGCCTGTGGTGTTGCTAGGCAGTAAGCCTTGTGCCCTCGTTTTGGCATTGCTCACCCTATCTACCGATAATTTGACCTTGCTTATTTAAAAAGACGTTTCCAGCCGTTTAAATAAGCCCCCTGTTACAGGGGCTGTATCAAATTTAGCCGTTGCCGTAGCCGTTGCCGT